AGCAGCAAATGTTATATTTCCGCCACTTGTTGATGCAGTAGTTGATAAAATCTCTTCTGAAGTAGTATTTGATATTAGAATTTTCTGGCGAATCTACTACTGATTTTAAATATTTTGATCCCGTTGGTATAATCAAGGTAGATGTAGAAGAATTTTCAATATTTGGAATTACTTTTACTACATTAGTATTAGAAACATTTTCTCTTAAAACATTATCCAAGTAAACCTTTGCTTTAATTAAACCTTCAGTTTTATCTACTCGCTGAACAACAGATCTGACTGGGTTGTTGCTAACATCAGTAAATTGGATAATGTCTCCTTTTGATAGATCTGCTGCAGGATTTCCTGAGAATCCATTGCATTCGATATACTTTGATCCTTTATCACCAGAAAAAGTAAAGTCAGTTACAATCTTACTACTGACATATGTGGAATCGAATGTTTCAATGTCGGCTGTAAATGTATACTTATTTCCAGAACCAAAAGAACTTTGTAGTGATTTTACATCTTTTTGACTATAGTTGTATACCGTATTTCTATATAAAACTGGTGTGACTATAGCAGACGATGATGGGTTTGTGATACCAGTATCAAAAGATATTGATGGGGTTGAAGAATATACTTGAGATACTAAATTTCTATCTTTTATTATGATCTTGTAAATAGAACCAATTGAATATGATATTTCTATGGCTGAACTTTCATATGATATTCCATTAATCTTAATAATAGTTGATACGGGATATCCAGCGCCTCTGTTAGTGACTACGAAATGAGATATAGTTCCTTCTCTAGCTATTCTTCTAGAATTTCCAGATTCATCTGTAATTGTTTCTCCTGGAAGAAATTGCCCTGATAATGTTTTTACAAATAAAATATTGCCAATAGAATATTTTGACGATGCATAACCTTCTATGACCCCATAAGCACCACTAGTAGATCCTAAAACATATTTGCCAGAAGTAAATATGCCAGAAGATAGTGGAGTATCTAAAGTTAATCTAGTGAAAAATACTGGATTGAAGTATGATAATCTAAAAATACTATTATAAGTTGTGGATCCGTCAGAGAGTCTTCCTTTTGATAATACAAAATTGGTATCTACATTAAATCCATTTCCTTTCTTCAATAATGAAAAATCTTTTGGTTTGCATAGACCAATCACAGGAGTTGATACTTCATTGTAATCAAATATTTCTGAGTATGGGGAAATACCAGAATTAGTTTGAAAATAATATCTTTTTGCATCATCTTCAGTTACAAATAGCTTTCTTCTTTTTGCTACTGTATCTGTTTCGTCGTATTCTTTAAATAAAGTTAATAAATCTTCTTTATCACCAGATACTGTTAATTCCAAATACTCAATTTCTGGGGAGTTTACTGATACATCAAATGGTCTCTTTACGATAGAATACGAGAGTAATTCTACTTTTTTGGCAGTAGTTGTCGCAAAACTAGTACCTTTATTTGATACATACCAAAGCTCTGATAAAGATGATCCAAATGTTTGTGGAGTTGGCATTGCTCTATTAGGAGCATAATTGCCAGGATTTGCCAAATAAATGGTAATTATTCCATCATTTAAACTGAATTTTTTAGATCTTCTCTGAACAGTTTGCTTGACGGAATCAGTAAAGCTGACTGAAGGAGCAACACTATATCCAGAACCAGCATTCGTAATAGTAATCCCAGTAACTTTTCCCGAAGAAATATTCGCTATTCCAGTTGCAGTTGTTCCTCCTTGAGGGGGAGCAGAAAAAGATACTGAAGGGGCGGCAGTATATCCAGAACCATTGTTTGTTATTTGAATAGAAGTTACAGATCCATTAGAAACACTAGCAACTGCTGCAGCACCACTTCCACTGGAAGTTTCTGTATTATTATATCCAATGGTTCCGTCAGTAAACGTAGAGTTTAGTTCAATTGTTGGATATGCAGATAACTCTTGTCCATCAGCATTTAATGGAATCGAACCATAAACATTAGTTGTGTTAAAATAGGAAAGAGAAGAAGATTTAATCCTAACATCTTCTTTAGTTAATACATCTCTTGATTTATTGACGTTGATGTATTTTGGCTGTTTATTTACAATTTCATATCCTTTGATGTAGGCTTTTCCAGGACCAACTCCAGCAACCATTAAAGAACTTGCTTCAGATAGGTGTTAAATTATTTACTAAATTATTTTGTTTATTTAAAGGATAAATTCCTTTATTGTTATTATTTTGATAATACTCTCTTAAATCTAAAGAAAAATCATCAACTACATAATCACCTGACTCGTCAAAAGTTCTCTTTGCTAAAGTTTCTTCGATTAAGTTATAATCAGTTGATTTAATAAGTTGTTGTATTTCACCATTTTTTATAACAACTAATTGAACATAATCTTGATCTACTGAAGAATCATATTCTTTTACAGTTAATTGTAAATCAATTTTTAAACGATGTGATCCAGGAGCTGAATAGTTTGAAAATCCTCTTGCATTATCATATAATGACGAATCTTCTTCTGGAGTTACTATACTTTCTTTAATTAAAAATCCTACTTTAGCAGATGGTTTGCTATAGTATTTGTCAACAATTATTAGTTGTTCTGAATTATTTACAAAAAATCCATTAATAAAATAAACGCCCTGCTCTACTTTTACAGCAGATGCATAACCCATAGCAGGGCTTTCTATAGTCTGTATTTCACCAGTGTCATAATCTTTAATGTCAATTGTGGAAGGAAGAACACTGCCATTTGTTCCCACCACTAAAGTGGGTGTATCTGCAATATCTATGGCTTCTAAAGTTTCTCCTTGTCTGAAAGTTGATTCTACGCTTCCATTTCCACTATTTGTATAAATTACAAAAATAATATCAGATTCTATATCCGTTCCATAGGAATATGAAACTACTGTAGCAGTAACTCCTGAAGATAGTCCTTGTAAAGTAGAACCAACTAAGTTAGCGATATCATACTTTTTAAATACAATATTTCCATTTACATTAGTTGCAACTTCAGAAACCAAAGATAATTTAACATAATCTAATTTATTATTAAATGAAACTTCCCCTGGAATTATCTTGCTGCCCCTGTTTGAAATTACTTCTACCAATACTTTCAATTTGATTTTGAAGTATTGATTGTAGTGAAGTCAGTTCTCTAGTTTGTATAGAGTATCCAGGTCTAAAAAGAACTCTATAAAAACCCTTATCGGATTTATAATCATCGTTATAAGGAGGAGCACTTAAATTAATCTTTTGGGGCATTTTAGTTCAATTTTGTAGAGTTTATCTTTGAAAAAATATTAATTAAAATTCAATTACTAACTTAATATCTTCAATTTGATCTGGTGATCTTGAAATGAGTCTTCTATTTTCTACATAAACATATTTCACCTGAGTTTGGTTTAACTTCTGGATTTGCTAAACCATTTGTATAAAGTTGTCCAACTAATGGTTCATAAACCTTTAACTGTACTGTTCCGTTTGTGGCGGTTCCTGAGGTATGATTTGGTTGCGTAGTACCTAAATTTCCAGATCCAACTACTTGGTAGGTTACGTTATATGTAATGCCATTTGAGGTCCAAGTATGTGTTATAAATGCATTATTGGTTACAGCAGCACTAGCCGCCCAAGCGGTAGATGATCCAACATTTCCGTAAGTAGTATCAACAACTCCACTACCTCCTAGAGAACCAGAGATAGCATTAGCGGCATTCGATACGAAAGGATTTACAACGCCATTTAACTGTATGCTCTGCTGGAGATTGGTAGTATTTCAGAACACCTGTTGTGGTGCTTCCTTCGTCATATGTCCAAGAAACGATCGTTCCCTTTGCAGTTACTCCAGAAACAGTTTGTGAAATGGTGTCATCTTTTACAAATGTTCCTGTTACTGAATTTAGTTTTACAGAATGTAAATTGGTTGCTGTATCTTCTGTTAGATAAGAAGTAGTATTAAACTTTAGAGGATCTTGAATAACACCAATTCTTCTAAAATCGTTATCTACTGGAAAATCTCCATCACCCTCAGCATAAGTTAGACGGACATTCATCATAATTCTTTTTGCATTCAAATCCGAAATAGGATCGAAACCATAACCACCTGGAGGTGGAATAATAACTTCAATTTGACCTGTTGGATTTGCTCCCCATCCAGAAGTAACTAAAGTAGTTAATCCAGTTTCGTTGTAAACATATCCATTTTTTAAAATTACTGATGCATAAGTATATCCAGATCCTCTAGCTTCAACACTTACTGAAGTAAGTTGACCAGAACCATTTGTTGAAAATTTAACTTTTCCACCAGATCCATCACCAAGAATTGCTGCATACTTATTCGTTAAGTTTGCAGGTAAATTAGTCCCAGCATCTTTAATGTAAACAGCATCAATTCTTCCATCTACTGCCGCAGCAATGACATTACTATCTGGTGCAACTGGCATGAAATCAGATGACAAGAACTTAATTACATCATCTGTCGAAATAGTATAGATATATTTCCAAACATAAGTTCCAGATGGTTCTGTATATAACCCAGTTACAGAATCATACGTTCCTTCTCCACCTACAGGAGTTCTAGATGGCGGATAAGTTGCATTCTGTCCAGATGGGTTTGCTGCATTTGTTCCATTATATACACATAAAAATACTTCATAATTTGATGTATTTACTACGTAATGCTTTGTGTCAGCGATATTCGATTGATCAGTGGCTGATTTGTTTAAAGGAGAATAGTCTCCTCTCCACATATCAAATTTAGGATTAATTACCTTATCCCAGTTATATCTTCTTGTTACATGTCTAGCATTAGATGAATTAATTCTCTTTAGAGAAATCATTTCATCGTAAATTTGATTTTTTTCTTTGATATTATCAATAGGAGCAATTGGAATATCTTCAGTGCCGTATCTATAAATTCCTACTTTTGCTGAAGCTCCAGAAGTTCCTCCAGTAATAGTAGAACCACCAGTTACATTTGCTGAGGGAGAAGCATTCAAAAGCAAAACATTAGGATATACTGCAGATACAGTTGCACTGAAACCACCTGGAGAAGTGACAGTTTCACCTACAGAAAAATTAGCGGTACTTCTATTGTAAAATTCTAAGTAGGTATTCCACGCTTGTGATCTACCCACAAAGAAATACATTCTGCTTCTTACTGCATCAGTATCCCCACTTCCTTCGGATAAAGATTCGTAGAATTGTTTCGCATTAAAAATTCTAAATTTATCAGAGATGATAGCTGTCATTTACTTTACTCTCTTGAGATTAATTGATTTCCAATTTATTTATATTTATATGCTTAATTTCAAATACGGACTGATGCTTCATTTAAGGTAAATAAAGATCCACTAGCATTCCAAGACCAAGAAACTTTAGTTTCTAAATTGATGGTCTTTATATAATCACCAGCGGAATGATTGCGTGCAACAGTCCCTGCTTGACCTCTAGCAACACCTAAGAAACGATCAGATAGTTTAGAAGCATAACGAACTATTTCACCATTTATTATTAAATGTCCAGATGATGCAAATCTAGAAGTATTTGGTACATAGATTGTTGTATCTGTAGTTGTTAATGGACTTTCAATAATAGCACCATGTTCTTGAATTGATGGATATGCAATATTCCACATATAATCAGAATTATCTATCTTATTGGTATTCAAATCACCCTCAAAGTCGTCTATTTCTACGTTTGGATAATAATTAGAGAAATCACCAATAGTAAATCCAGAAACATTAGCATATCCGACATCCATATATCGGAATCCATCTACAAAACTTCTCAATGTCTGTCCCAAAACATTCTGACCATATTTGTCAGTTATTCCTAATCTATTTTTGTCAACTACACCAGAGAAAACGTTATTTTGTAATTCACTAGAGCTAGAAATTATTGCTGTTTCATGAGTTAAATTAATTGTTCTGTACTTTTGTAATGTGTAAATAGTGTTAAAAGAGCTAATAGAAGAAGATAAAGTAATGGTCGAAACACATTCAGTAGATGAAGAAATATTTGAACAATCTAATTCTTTTTGTATACGTAAAATATAATCATTTGTAATTTTTAAGAATTCACCACCAAGAGCAGAAGATAAGACTGATACTAGCTGAATATCTAGAGGTCTTATGATATCTACGATAATTGATGATGATAATGATTTATCATTCTCTATAACGGAACAAATATCTAATTTTACTTCATACGTATTAATATGTTTTCTCTTTCTTAACAGATCATATCCTCTAGTAACATAAATTTTTGGTTCTGTTAAATATCCATCTCCTTGATCATATAAAATTACATCAACAACCACTCCATCTTGAATTAATTGCATAAGCTTTTGCTCCTCCTCCTTGAGCAGGAGAAAGTATTTCGCCATCTGCATCTCTTACTGGTTGAGCGACAAATTCTAATTGGATGTAATTTTCATATCCGTATCCAGCTGGAGTTGGTAATTCTGAAGTAGAAGTGTATTGACTCCACTCCACTTTTCCCCAAGATAGCGATACTACTTTGCCATTCGAAATATTAGCAGTAACATCCAATCCTTCTCCACGAGAAGAGAAATTATAATTTGTTACTAAAATCTTAGAATAATAAGATGAATTTATATCATCATTTACTCTATAATCTGATTTTATGCCTATATCAGGAACAGATAAAATTTGTCTATATTCATGCTCTCCATCAATTTTGATGAAATCTCCCTTATTAATAGAATTTTTATATCTGTATGGAATATCTGTTCCAGACAAGAATCCTGCTCTAGATCTTTGAACAATTTCTTGAGAATCATCATTTTGAGTAAATGGAACAATATACGAGATTGAAGATCCACTAACGCTGATTACATCAGTTCCATTTGTAAACGTAAGATTCTCACTCAATGCAAATCTCTTATTCTGAGATTCCACAGTAACTACTGTCTGTGTTATTTGTCTGTTTGTATCGTATACATACGAAACACCTCTCACAATTCCTTCAGCGGAGACAGATTTAACTCTAAAATTATTTTCTACATAAGTAACTTCGCCATTGATGATAATATTGTACCTATTTAAAAATGGCTGGATTTCAGTGTTAAATGCTAATACAGATTTTACACTCTCTTTACCATACAAATATAGTATCTCTACTTCTTGACCTTTTTTAATTGGATCGGTGAATGATATAGAAGTATTGGAAATTCTATAATTTTTTCGTGGTCTCTGTAACACGTCATCAACAAATACTAATATGTTTTTATCGTCATCTACAATAATTCTTCTATCGAAGAACAATGATTTTAGTGGGAATGGACCATATTTTGTGTCGTTAACATATTTGTAGTCAATAGTGATTCTTTCATATCCACCAACAGCGACTGCAGCAAAATTTTGACCAGCCAAAGGAGGATCCATAAAAACAATTTGATTTGGAGTCACTGTTCTTCTTATATAATAAGATCTGTCTGATGGCATCGTTGGAGTTATGCCAGATTTTTGCAAAACACCATCAACATATACCATTAAATTTTCACCAGAAGAAACTGATACTTGATCGTTATTTTCATAATATAAATCAAAGATAGTTTTAACACCATCAAACTGAGATGAAATATTCTTTATTTTTCTGAAATAAGCATTGTTGGAAGCAGTATCTTTTAGTCTAATAATTCTACCCACTATTTTTTGTGGGGGAGTATCAACACCTTCTTTGTAGTTTTCTTTAGATATAGGATTGCCATCTATATCTCTATATCCAAGTGGGGGTTCATCGAATATTATTTGAGTTCCAGAAATAGTAAATGCTGTTTTTGGATCTTGAATAATACCATCTAGTGATAATATTACATTTTCTTCTTTCGGCACTGCATATGGTTTGTTGTTGCTGGATAGTAGAACAGTAAATACTGTATTTCCGTTTCTATTTCCATTAGCATCAAAATATCCATTAAAATCTGGTGATAATTTAAACTCAAATGCGCTAGTTTCTCCAGTATCATATGATAACTGATATAATGTACCTCTTCCTCTTTCTACATTTTGATTTGCTACAGATATAGAAGTTGTTGTAATTTTTCTCGATGTGGATTGAACAGAAATTCTATTTTTTGTGTAATCCCACAATTGTATACTGGATACATGTGAAATTTTTGGTTGAATTTCTGGTAAAGGTGCTTCTCCTGAACTTTCAACGGTTAAATCACCAAATAATTTAAATCCAGCTGGGTGAATAGTTTCAGTTACTATTTCTCTCCAATCATTAACTGGTGTTTTTGATTTAATTACGTAAGAATAATCTTGATAAAAATAGTTATCGGGAAGTTTTTGATAATTCGAACTTAATTTACCCTTATCTGATGCATAATAACCTAAATTATCATAGTATGATTTGATATTTGAATCAAAAATGGAAACAAATGAAGAAACAACAGTAGCTCTACCATTCTTGGATGATCCAATAATTGGTAAATTATTCTTTATTTCTCCAACAACATCAACTACTCTTAAAATGTTTGTATTGTTTTTCCATCCATTATTTGCTAACTTAAATCTAGAAACCAAGACTCCATTATCATACTGACTAATTACTTCACCATCTACAAATGAATTTACGATATTCTTGACATATAAAATAGTTGCTCCAGTGTAAGATCTATTAGTTGAATAATCTTTATTGAAGTTCTTTCCATTAGAGAGTATTTTGACAGATTTTGGAACACCTATATTATTTGAAGTGTAATAACATAATACTTGACTTTCTACAATTTTTATTGTGGGTTTTTCTAGATAACCAAATCCACTATTTGTGGTAATTATTCCATTTACTGATCCATTCTCATCCAAGCTAATATCAAATTTTGCCTGTTTTCCTGATTTTGATAATACTACTGCTTTTGGATTAATATAATTTTTTCCAGGATTTATAATATTCACTGAAACTATCTTTTTCGATAGACTGTTCCAATTTGCATCTACAATACATTCATTTTCTGGTGTAGGGACAATACCAGTTATAGAAGGAATGTCAGTGAAATTAATTCCTCCATTCAAAACAGATATTGTGGATATTTTGCCAAAAGATGAGGTGGAAGTAGTGGTATATGACATCAAACCAGAACCATCATATTCTGGCGTAGATGGAATACCATACGCAAATCTATTAGGTGTTACATATATTACTTCTTTGTTTCCTTGTAGTGGATCATCAATTAAAGAAATATAACTATCATCTGAATTTATGATATTGTTTTTATCATAGTAAAAATAATTACTATAGTATATTGGAGTTTTTGTGGAAAAATTATTGGAGCTAATGTTATCTCCAAATCCAAATTTTACAGTTATGAATGATCCCGCGTTTCCTGGAAGAATATCATTTTTTACTGATTCTGTAGTTATGATGTTTAAATTTTTGCTTGGGGAAAAATCTAGATGACTTCCTCTTAATGTAACATGGGAAGTATCGAATTTATATCTGTAAAATTTTTGGAGTTTAAGTTTTGGATTTCTTACCCAAGAATCTGACAAGTCATCATTTACCAGAGAAAATTCATACTTAAGTGAAGGACTTTCTAGATTATCTTTAACAACTATAATCTTCTTTGGGGAACTTTCATCAAAGAAAGTATCTCCACTAGACAGTGAATTTATAGAATTTGTATTTTTCCCTAATTCATATACAAGATTCAATTCATGTGTTTCTGGATCATATGAAAATATTGTTGCGTCTGAATCAGAATTACCAGTTTTAAAAGACTGCGTGAAATTGTATTTAAACTTGTACGAGACTACTTTTTGTGAATTGTAGTGGTTTTGTGCAACAGTGTTAAATTGTGCTCTAGATATATCAACATAAGAATTACTAAAGTTTACAGCAGTGACTTTGACTATTTCATCTGCGATTTGTAAATAATCATTTTCTGAAAGATTGTTGATATTACTTACAAATAGTCTGGTTTGATCTAATCCCAATCCAACATGATCTACCTCTAATAATAAAAATCTGGTGTTCGAGCTTTGTGGATTTCTATCTAATGAAGTGGAAGAAACCGTTAAGATATCCCCCTTTTTGTAAAACTTACCTTTATTTGTAATAATTAAATTTGATACAATTCCATTTGTTACAGTAATTGTAGCTCTTGCATTATTTAAGTTTCCAGATTTTCCAATAACTGAAGTAGATGAATTTCCAACTATTTTGCCACTACTATCTCTACATTTTGTTACATCAGCGAAGATTAACTCTACATTTTGGAAAGTGTTATTACCAGATGTACTATACGCATAATCTCCAATTGGTTCTGCATTTACACCAAAATAACTTCCATTGTTTAGAACAACATTTCTACCAATACCTGTGTCTGTAATAAATGAATCGTAAACTGGTGGTTGTAACTTTAATTTCTGATAAATTCTACTTCTTACATAATAAGTAGTGGTAGTGGTATTATCATCAGGATTTACATCAATATTAACAAAATCACCGATAGCTAATTTATGATCGGTATTTGTTTTTACAATTGAAATATTTCTGTTGATAGTAAAGGGTATGATATTAGAACTTAAAGGTAAAACTGTTATTATTTTAGACCCGATAGTGTCCCCCAAAGACAAACTTCTTAAATAATATTCATTATTAGAATTAAATTGTCCTCTGGTTACTTTAACTTTTACTGTGTTGCTAAAACTAGTTGTTTCTAAAATAATTCCTCTTGCGGCTTCACTGAAAGATACTAATCCAGGTAAATTTGTATTTAATAATTGAACTTCTGATCCATTAAGAGAAGTTGAAATTTTGAACGAAGAAGATTGACTTTCTATAACATAATATAATTGATTAGTTGAAATTCCATAAGCATCTGTTGAGAAAGTAATTAAATCGCCATTCTGATATGGGTTTATTCCTACTGATAAAGTGTTGTTGATAATTCTAGTAATGGCTTGCTGCTTGCCATTTGTGAGTATAATATCAGTATTTGCTGTATATGAGGAAGATTGATTTAAGAATAAACTAACTACTTCGATAGTAGAAGACAGAGCATTTGTATTGTTAAATTGCCCTATGATATTTCTCAATACAATATTTTTAGAATCAAATACATTGCCAACCACTTCTCCTTGTGCATTTGTATTTGATTGTGTTACTATATCACCCTCAAAGAAATATGCATTATTTTGTGATGTTATACTTATAGATGATCTAGATTCAATTGATTCTACTTCCTTGCCTTGCAAAGAAGAAACCTTTGCAATAATTCCTTCACCAATACTATCAGAATAATCTGTTTCAACTGAAGATCCTACTGAAAAATTTTCTGGAGTGTCTTCTACAACAACTCCAGAAACAAATCCAGATGAAACAGAATCTACAGTAGCTAAGATACTAGTACCATTTTGTATTTCATCATCAAACAAGTTTAATCTCAACACATTTGTTGGTAAATCTTTTTGTGATATAGCTTTAGTATAATTCGAGTCTACGGGAACTGAATAGAAATTTTTTCCTATAATATAAGGAAACACGGGAACATCAGAAGAATCTACTGTAATAAAATAAGCATATGTTCCTTCTGGATATTCTGGTGTAACACAATATCTTCCATTATTTTCATCTAAAGTACCTGAGCGATGAATATATGCATAATCCTCAACAAATGACCCTAATGGGTATTGCGAAGTGGGAGGACCACCTACTCTTCTATATTTTAGTGAATAGCTAGATACCATTCTAGTTATAGAAGAATTCATATTAGTTGGATTTGAATATCCATATGGTCCATATATTGGATTTCCATCATATGCATATCCAATTATAGGTGAGTGATCAGAAGAGATGTCATTTAGTTCTTCTCTTAGTTTCTTAGGATCAGCCAAGCATCTATATCCATATCCTAATGTAGTATCAGAATTTTGAAAATAAAATCCATTGTTATCGTCTAGACTTGAATTATAATTTTCGAATAAATTCTTTCTCCATGACCTTACTTTACTTTTTGCAGTTGCTCCACTTCCAACAGGAATAATTTCTATAGTTGTAGTTTTCTGATTATAGAATTTACCCTCATCAATCTTTCTGAATCCAATTAATTTTCCTTCGTCACTTACAATAGATTCAAATTCGGCAAATCTACCTAAACCAGAAGAATCTTTAATTACAACAGATGGTGCAGATGAATAATATTCACCTGGATCAATTATTTTTATATCTGTGATTTTGTCCCTAGTGACTACGGGTTCAACAATTGCATTTCTTCCTGATGTTATTGTAACCAGTGGAACAGGTGGGAAAAATCCTGATCCAGAATTTATAACTCTGATAGATTCTACTACTTCGCCATTTAGTACAGATTCTGCTTGGGCAACAAAATCCCCAGCTCCATCTTGTATTAAAACAAAAGGTGGTTTCTTGTATCCCGACCCACCACTGGTAAGCTCTACATTAGTTATTTCGCCATAAATTACTAAGTTATCGTCAGTATCTTTATAACTCTGTGCTAAAACACCATTTAAAAATATACCAACATCTGTAGATTTAGTTTCGTATATTTCTGTTGTTTTTTCTGGATGTTTTCTAATTAACTTTAAGTTTTTCTGATCTTGTAGATTTATACTCCAGTCAATATTAGCAAAATCGTGACTTGGATATCCAGATGATGTTATATAAAAATATTCTTGATCTTCAAAGATAGCAGAAACATCACAGAGAACTTCCGAAAGGCTGTTCTGGATAGAATTATTTTGTGAAGATGGAGTTTGGTTTGAATTGTTTAAAATCCATCTAATACGGTTATTTAATGAATCAAAAACAATTCTATTTCTCGATTGTGATCCAGAATCGGAAATTTGAATTACATCACCTTCTTTTGAAAAAGGATATAACGTTTTGGGTTGAATGTTGTATAAAATACCAAAAATAGAAATACTTACAACTTGACTGTTTCCGTTCTCATCAAAATATTCACAAAAAACATTTGATTTTTCAATAACTTCTGTTCCTTTAGTGTAAGAAATAGAAGAATTAGATCTATTGTCGATAGTAAACTGATTTACGCTTTTTGATCTATATGATATGGCTTCAGATCCAATATATAACTCTCCAGATTGAGTTTCCCATCCTAGTGTAGAAAACACATTAACATTTTTATCAGATGGTAATAAATCTTTCGTTAAATTAGTTTTTCCTAATATTGAAAATTCACCAACTACAGATTCTGTAGAAAGAATTATCTCATAAAAACCATCACCAATGTCTTGTACGTTATCTACTATCGCAAACGAATATTTCGTAGATGATGATTCTAATTGAACAATTTTTTCACCGATAATTTTAGTAATATCGCCACTATTTACCTTTACTTTCAAAGAATAGTTAGATATCCACTCTCCAATAGATGCTTTGTATACGCTGTCTTTTGGATAATAAACTGTAGGGATGTCGGATGGATCTCTAGAAACTATTGAATTGAAAATAAACTTAATTGATTGATCAGTTCCTTTTGTTGAGTAGAACTGTTTTATATTCTTGATGAGAAGAGATCTATTTACATTACTCTTTAGGTTATTTTCTGGAAATGCACCTAGATATTCTTTTTCAAAATTCTTTACTAATGCAAAAAGAAATAGACTGCTAATATTTGAAACTACAGATCCTAATGGATATGTAATATCACTTACTCCAACCTGATCATATGGAACTGTTTTAAATTGGGATTCTTCGTACAGATCTCCTATTTTAGTGGTAGAGCTTACATTCCTATAGCATTCCAAAAATTGATTTGTAGACTTTTTGCGATAGAATATAATTTCATCCTGAATTTTGATATATCCATTTGATTCTGGGAATCCAATAGTATCATCTACATTAACTACAATACCATTATTTGTAGTTTCAATACTTACTAAATTAGTAGATTCCTTTAAAATATTGGCATCATAAGTATCTACATCTCTATACTCAATTAGATTGTTGATAATATCTAACGGTTGACCAGCAAGTTCAAGCTGCTCATAATACTTTTCTAGAAATGTAGAAAACTGAGGGTATTCTGATAATATAAAATCTGGTAATTGCTTATCAATTAATGCAGATAGATTTCTTGCCTTTGATGCCATTTATTTCTACTCTTGAATAAGTGTAAATGTACTCTTTTCAATGTCTACATCCAAAAAGACTTCTCTCTTTGCTAGAATATCATTATATTGTGGTTTTAATCTGATTTCGATTTTATTATCAAGAAAACTTCCCTTGATTATATTCAAATCATATAATTTTACTTCTCCATCAATATAATTTTATAGTGCCTTGATTATTGTTTAAAATAATCTTATTTCCTGTCTGTGAGTCTAGTCTATACAATACTATTCTTTCATCGGCATCTTCTAAGTACACAGTATATTGTGGATACTCTTGAATAACAAATCCTGTAGATGATAAAGTTTGAACATCAATATCATCATCAAATGGATTGTTAAAACACAATTCATAATATGTCTTATTATTTAATGAAGGATAAAAATCTTTTCTCATAGTGATACTAGTCAAATTAGATTTTATCGATCTGTCTGCGGCATCAATTGTACTTATAAATTTACTATATCTAAATTTGCCTCCAAATTTTTCTGTGTTTGAGTTAGAAACGTAGTTAGACAAATTACCAATTACTTTTTTCTTTATATCGTTTGAAGTTAGATTCGTTGATGATTGATCAAAAAAGATTCTACTATTAGCTTCAATAAAAATAACAGATGCATCTACCAATTCAGGAATGACAGATGCTACTGAATATTTTCTAAGTTCATCAGTTATAACTTTCTTTGTGTAACTTGAAAGATAATTTGTATTTTTTGGTTTAATAGAAATCTTTACCTTACCATATTCTGGTGGAACAGCATTTTCTCCACCAAATGCAATGATATCACTGATAGGTGGATATATTTTTCTTATTAGTGCTTCGTAATCGGTTGATGTTACTGCTCTATTTTGTGCGCCATAAATTGCTGGTGCATTAATTTTAATACTATCAATAGATTCTATAGATGATCCACCGAAACTTTTAGATACAGTGGTTACAGTTACAGACCCTAATTGGAAATTAATATTATTGTAAGTATCACTTAAAATGCCAGAAAATACAAAATTACTCGCTCCATTCGTTTCTGCAGCATTAGTAATCACATAACTGACCTCAACCACATTATTAATCTGGAGCTTCCTACCAAAAACTCCATCGCCAAATATTAATTTATAATTTTCGTCTTCAATTTCATTAATAAAGAAAGACGGAGAACTTGGAGAAACATTGGTAATGCTATCAGAAGGAAAGAATCTAATTAAATTACTACTATTCTCGTTTTCGTATACTGATACTCTTATTGTTGACGTATCAATATTCTGGTTACTCAAAACCACACTGAATGGTTTAGTTGTATCAGTTACAACGTATTTGTTTGTGATTAATGTTCCTTCGCAAATTTTGAGATTATTGAATTCGATGGAACCTAAAGAAGAAACACTCGCCTGAACATCATCAATCAAAACATACTGATATAATGTATCATTAAAATTTGTTATGAACGCATTACCTTTTCTCATGAAGAGAGTTTCTGGTAATTGCCCAGATGATTGAATGGTAGCAGAAAAATTTACTACTGCTACAGGAGAAATAGCAGATCTTGGAATATAACCTAGCTGTTTAGCAATAGATACTACGTTATCTCTAAGAGTAGCAGAATCTAAAAATACCTCATTAGCAATCATGTTGGCATTAAATGCCGTGTAGTAGGTATTGTATGCTAAAACATCTAAAAGCATACTAAGGGTAGAACCTTCAAAATCATAATCAGTAAAATCAGAGTTTGCTACTTAAATAATCTCTAAGAGCATTTTTTATGTCAAAATAATCTAAGTTTGCTAATTGATTGTATGCCATTGAATTATGCTCTGGTTCTTTCTAGAAAAAGTGACAATGATTGAGTTTTCTCTGGTAATCCAATCACCTTAAACTCTATTTCTACATCATAACCATTATAATCTAGGTTTTGCCCCACAGCAACATTGATTAATTTGACTCTAGGTTCAAATGCTTCAATAGTATATTCTATTTCAGACCTAACTGAATTTGCATTAATGAAATCTAGAGGTTCAAAAAGTAAATCATATATCCTACTACCAATATTTGGATTGAAAAATCGCTCACCTGGAATAGTGGTTATTAGGTTTTTTACCGATTGCTTGATAGCATCAAAATTTTTCGTGACTATTAGATCTCCTGTCACGAAGTTTTTGTCAAAAGTTATGCTAATATCTTTGAAAGATCTGCTAATCGGCATAAAAATACCATATTTATATCATTATTTATAGCCAGAACCTCATAGATTTAGTGCCATCTTTCAACATAATCATCAAATCCTCCCTTTCCTCCACAAGGTCTAGACATTCTATCGACTGGAGGATCGTTTTGCTTTGTAATATTTGTCGGAGTCACCGCTTCATAGTCCGTCACTAGCTTCGTAGTGCCCCAATTTTCTTTCATGTACGAAATATCTCGATCAACTTGGTATCTTGCCATCTGTTTTTCTCCAAAAAAGGTGTAAAACAGAACTTTTTACGGGGTTGCTATCCCGAAAACCACAAA